GACTTAAGTCCACGCTCTACTTCGAGTGCGTTTTCTTGTAACCACTCATCTGCGACGTACTCTAAGTAAGAGTCAACACGCTCGATAAGTTCGTCTTTCATGCCTTCGACCTCTTCTACGAGCTTTGCTTCGTAGTGAGCTTCCATGGCTTCTCTAAGTTCGGTAACTTTAGACTTTAGAGCAGCCTCGAAAATTGTCTTAGCTTTCTCTCTAAACTCTTCGGAAAGTTCCTGTCCACCGAGAAGTGCATTAACATCGTCATCGATGTCCACTTCATCAGTGATTTCTGGGAGTTCAGTTACTTCTTCTTCAGTAACTTCTTCCTCAGCGACTACTTCCTCTTCTGCGATTTCATCTTCTGCAATAACCTCTTCTTCGGTTTCGACTTCTTCCATTTTTGATTTAGCCATAACACCTTTTACTGATTTGAGATTTGCTGCATAAGAACCTTCGCCAGCTGGATCCTTTAATTTATTAGAATCGTCATCTGGTCTGTTGTTTTCTGGAGTTGGGCCACCGAGGTCTTCATAGCTCACGCCTGCCATGGTTTGCATGGGCTCAGCGGGTGCTGCACCTTTGGTTACGGCGTTCTCCATTTCTTGTAAATTTTTCCCACGGGACATTTGAACTCTCCGAATTACCTTTTGTATAATCTGTTTTTATTTATAATTTAAAGATTTGCTAAGAAATCTTGAAAGACGCTCAATTTTTGTTCGTCTAATTTATTTTGATCAACTAGAGTGTTGATTCTCTTGTAAGTCTTTGATGCAAGGCGTTCACGAATGATGCCTCCATCCCAAACCCACTCTTTTCCTTCCATAATTCCATCTACAAATGCATCTGGAGCAGAAGGATCTGCAACGATATCAGCAGCAGTAGCAAGAGTAAAATCTTCTCCTACCACACTGTATCCTTCGTTTGTCTTATTTAAAGACCCCACACCTCTTGATGAAACACCAAGTTTAACACCCTCACCTAATAAATTAGATGCGATTTTACCCATTGGAGTGCTAAGAATCTTTGCTTTTCCTATGAAATTGTTTCCATCTTCTCTGAGAGATACAATTTTATGGGATACTCTGTCAAGATTGACAGTTGGGCCATCTGGATGACCTAGTTCTCCAAGAGCTCTACCTTTCTCAACAAAGTTTTCGTTATATCTTCCAACTTCACGAGCAAGTGTAGACTTTGGATACATTCTTCCATTACGATTCTTCATTTCACTTTGAAGGAATACTCCTTCAATATACAGATTCTTCTTACCGTTGCGATTCTCAACAATAACTTCAACCTGTTCGATTTCTTCTGTAATGAGTTTCATTATTGTGCTCCTGATATTTGAACTTGTTGTGCAAATAATTGACCAGCTGTTGTATGGTCAGTTACCGCTGAAACTGTGAGTTCTCTTCTTGCTGCAGCAGTAGTAGTAACTGCATTATCAGAATTAAGAGCACGACTATCGTGATCAACTGTTAATTTAGCACCAAACTGTGCGAACCCAATTGTTCTTGCCTCTTGCACAGAGACAATTTTTGCAGTTGTGTTGAATCCAGTTACACCAGTAATACCAGATATTACAACCACATCATTAACTTTGAACGGATTTCCCATTCCTTCTGCGAGTGTAATAACTGTTGCGGCTCCTTTTTCAATTCCTTCGATTGGAATTGAACTAACTCTTCCTAAGTTTAAAGTTGCAGATCCTCCAGCTGGAACGTAGTAGTCAGTTGTTGTTGCAGGCCCAGTTGTGCCTATCGCTACATGTTGTCCAGCACCTTTTGCAACAACTCGCAGAGTATCTGATTGAACTGTAAATGCTTGGCCTGCACTTGAATTACTCGTAGCAAAACTAAATCCAGCGCCAACAGGTTGATGTGCCATTAATCTTCCTCTTCGGTTTCTTCTTCATAATCAAGTTCACCAGTTTCTTCTGCGTCAACATCTTCTTCGGACTCAAGTTCATAACCCATCATTGCATTTGCAACCGCAGGCTTAAGTGCATCCACTCTTGCAGCAGCCTTTTGCATTAATTGATTTTTTATTGAATCACTAATTTCAGATGGAGATTCATCCGCAATCATCAAATTCATTAATTCATCCATGAGATAAAAATCCTATACCTATGTTTTATTTATATCTCGCCACCTTTGGGAGCTCCTGGCGATTCTGGAGCTTCTGTGCTTGAGTCGTCAATTTCTGGTTCAACTTCACTTTTTGGTTTAGTTTGATTACCAAGTTCTGCAACTTGTTGTGCTAACATCATCTCTTGTTCAGTAGGTAAAATAATACCAGCTTCTTTTTCCGCTTTAATAAGTTTATCCTGTTCTGCCAATTCAGTATCAGTTTGTCGTAGAATCTTGCGACGAATATAATCAACAGAGTAGTATTTTCCAATATAAGGATCAGCAGTTTGTACAAGTCCTAATCTTTCATTCATCAATTCTGCCTCTTTAAGTTCCGCAAAATGATTATCATATAAGAAATCATATTGAATATGATCACTCATTGTTTCCCATTCTTGGGGAGTTACTACATTTTTAAGAATTAATTGAGTTTTAAGAATATCATGGAAGAGATTACTAAATCTTTTTCTCATTCTTCCAACAAACTTAGTGAACTTAAGTTCATCTCTTAATATTTCTGATGATCTACCTAAACTAAATGAACTATTATCTGCCATGCGAGATTCTGGAACATTTAAAGAACGGAAAAGTTTCTTTTGGAAATACTCAACGTCAGTAAGTTCTCCTAAGTTTTGTCCGCCAGGCAGTGTGGATATTTCAGTTCCACGACCACCTTCTCTGCGAGGAAGCCAAAAATCTTCCATCATTGACATATATTTTTTATCATCACGAATCTCACCAGTGTTTGCATCGTAAGTTAACTTGTTACGATATCTAGCCATAACTTCACGAAGATATTGTTCTGCTTTTGCCTTTGGTAAATTACCAACATCAATATAAAATATTCTTCTTTCTGGAGCTCTTGATAATCTATAGATAACAAGACTATCCTCAATCATTCTAAGTTGATTAAGTGCCTTGATTGCCTTTTGTAGATAAGAAAGAACAGTTTGTTTATTACGATCTACTAAACCTGATGTGCAATATGCAACGGCGTCTTTAGCAAACTTAACTGCATCTTTCTGTTGTCCTGTGACTGCAACAGAACCATATTGATTTTTTTGATATGAATGTGGGGTGTATATAAAATATTCTGATAATCCTTCAAAATCTGCATTTAGTGGATCATTACTAGCGCCTGGATTATTGCCTGGCGTATATTGAATCGCATTTGCACCACCTTTTTTCTTTTGTTCTCTTACATATTTGATTTTAAGAGCATCAATATATCTAAGTTCTTTAATTCCTTCTTCTGGTTTTTCTAAATCTATGACTTTGTGATAATATATTCTTCCATCTACATACCAATTACGAAATATTTCATGTGCTTTTTTATCAAAGTCCAGCATTTCTTTAATATACTGAAACTCTCCACGAATAAGATCTTTAATATTTGGCCCTACATTTAAATTTTCAAGATCAATTTGTATTGGTGAATCATTTTGATCTGCAACTATCGCTTCACATAAAATATCTTCAATCGCAGAATCAACTTCGGGATGAAGTGCCATCTCACGATATCTACGAATTAAATCATATTCTGTTTTAAATACGCCCTCTACATCAAGATATTGTCCATAAAATCCAGACGCCAAATAGTAGTCCGCACCGTCCTCATTATTTTTGGGAACAGGCGAGACTACTGATGGTGACGGTTTCTTATACGAATCATCAATTGAGAAACCAAATAATTGTGCCATAGTATAACTCTTATACCTTTAAAGGTATTTATATTATAACCTAAACTATGATATAAATCAACTAGTCGTTTAAAGTTAATCCGCCAGCAGTTTGTACTTCATAGAACAAGTAGTTGAATGTTACTTGGAACTCTTCAATTTGATCTGTTGCACCAAAATCAAGAGGAATAGAACTAACTACGTTTGGATAGATTCCTTCAAACTTATAGATTCTTAAATCTCTTTCAGTATCTCCAGGCCCCTCACCTTGTCTAGTTTTCTGAAATACTCTTGCACTTTTTTGATAAGTTTCTGGGTTGATTGTACCTTGAGCTGTTTGAATGTCATTAATGGAATTACTCCACTTCTCCATTGCATCTCTGATTAGAAAATCAGTGTCATTGATAATAGTTACTGTCCAAGGGTCAAAGGTACGATCTCCAGCAATAGGAAGAACACGACCTCTGTATGGAACAGGGATGTTTCCTAAGTTTGAAGCTGGTATTTCAGCAGCTTTGACGAGGAAAGGAACTTTATCACTAACAATACTTTCGCTAATTCCAATGTTCTCTGGAAAGGTGATTTCA